ATGATCTCTTTGAGGAGCTTGAACTCCTGCTTCATGCTGAAATGCATGCGGCTCTGTACCGCACCCATCACCTTTAGGGTGCGCTCTAGCAGGGCTAGGGTTGTACCCACGGGAGCCTGTGCGCTCATGTCGGAGACGTTCATGTCTCCTGATGATGCAAATGCCCGCCCTTCCTCTACGATGTTTTGGAAAAGGGCAAATAAAACCTGACTTGGTTCTTTGTACGGGAGGGGTAGGATGTTGTCACGGATACTTCCGGAAGGAACATCTACGTCCCTGAACTCTCCGGGCTGAATCGGCGTGTCATCACCTTTAATCCTAAGCCCCCGTGATTTAAGTCCTCCGGGCAGATTTGAGAGAGTGCCAGCATCAACCAATTGACGGATGAGCATGGTAGCGGACTTAGCGTAACCTCCAATGAGATGTATAAGTCCGTATCCGTAGAATCCAAAGCCGGGGATGTATTGGTAGTGGACGAAGTGTTGGCGTTTTTGGTGGAGTTCATCATCTTCATGCCAGTTCCTTCTGATCGATAGAACCTCCATGCTACCTTTTTCTATAGTCACCACGTAAGGCAAGGCGATGCCGGTCATTTCGCCCTGCTTATTCTTGTGTTCGTAACCCTTTAGGTCTAAATTTACATGCATCTCAAGGATGCGGAAGCGGTCATCTTGAATGGCTGTAATGCCGTTTTCTTCAGCCTTTTGCTTCTCAATGTCATCTAGTTCATTGCTTGGCTCTCCCAGATCAACGTCCCTGTAGAAACCGACCTCTTGGAGCATGATGATTTCATTCTCTGACTTCCTCATCACGTGGGTGATCCGTTCAGCGTTGTCTAGGTCTGACGCGCCGTAGGGTACAACAATGTCTTCTGCAGGAATAAATACAGATGCTTGGCGTTCTTTGTTGGGGTCGTAGTAAACCTTCTTGAATGCGGAGCCGGTGATGGGCAGAGACCACAGGAGGCGCTCATGCTCTGGTCGGTACTCACGCATAACTTCCGTTAATTGGTAGTTCATGTCGGTTTGGACACGGTGAGAAGCCTCTATATTCTCCTTGGTTTCTTTGCCAATAATAGATGTCTTAACCGGGCCGGCGGCAGGGAATGTCTCCATGATGCCTTCGGCTTGGAATCTGACTACCGACTCAGTCAACATGGGGTGGAATACCCCACACGCACCTTGCCAAGGTTCAGTGCGTTCTTCATACTTCAAGCCTAGCAGTTTTAGTCCTTGGACATAGGTCTCAATCCAGTCACGGCGGTCGCGCTGATCTTTGCCAAAATCATCTATAAGATCACCGGAAATGCTACTGAGATACCCCTCATCTAGGTACTCGGCTAGATTGGCATCAAAATCTTCTGCCGTCTTTTGACGGGGTTCTAGGTCAATCTCTAGCCCATCTATCTCAATGTGGACGGCGTCAGGGTTATCAATCTCAATAGCCATGTCTGGCTGAAGTTCTGAAATGCCTTGTGGGTATAAACTTTTTTCCATATTGATCCTTAAATTGTTTTGTGTCCGCCCATTAGGGGCTTGTCTATTGACCCACCTTTAGCCATTTTTAATGGGTTCAAACTGTGTTGTAAATTGTCAACTCCGGGGCGATATCCACTATTCCCGCCCGGTAAAGGAATACTGCGCGGAGAGCTTGCCTTAGGAAGTAATTCGGTAATTTGATTGCCAAAATGAATGTTGCGAGCTTTGCTACCCTTTGGACTTTCAGAACTCCCGTAAATTTCTACTGGGTGCAATCCAACTTCTGGCTTTAATGAAACAGGAACTCTAGAAACCGTTTCTCCAGCTTTGTAAACCTTTCCCTCTGGCATGTACTTTGATTGAGGAATAACGTGGTCTTCAGCCATTTGGACTAGTGCGTGCCCAGTGAATTTTCCGTCTTTTATTTCTGGGACAAGGCGAGTTGCTGTGCTCTCGTCTTGAATCCATGAACCAATTGCGTTAGTGGCTTTTGGGTCCATGTACAAAGTCTTAGTTGAGGCGGCCTGTACACCAGTTGTGGTGTCAGAATGGTTAGCACCACTGCGATTTCTTATCGTTGTGCCATCTGGCATGTGGGCATAGGTAGACCCACGCGATGTTCTAAACATCGACTCAACATCTGGCATGTCATTAAAAACATCGTAATCCATGTTTAAACCGTGTAATACCTTTCTTGCCTTCTGCTGCGGAAGTAAACGGGGTCATCTTCCTCATCTGATTCAATGCGGATGAAGCCACCTTGTCTAAACCTTAGAAGGGCTTGGCTGGTTGAGTCAACAAGGTCGTCATGGTCTCCATTAGGGAAGGCGGCGAGTTCTTCCATCAACTCATCCGCCCATCTTGTGTCTGGACACCACACAATTCCTGACGAAAACATATCAGAAATAGCGTTTACACGCGCTATCTTATCGCTTCCTTTGCTTGGTGTGTACTCCTGAAGCGGGATTCCCATCTGACGCATCTCATAAATCAAAGGCGCACCGGCGGCCTTCTTCTCCACTATGAGGCTGTCTGGGTTCCACTCCTTCCACATCTCAAATGCCTTTGTTTTAAGTTCAGGGAACTCCATGCGTTTCTTAAAGGCATCCAAAACGATGATGTTTGTCCTGTAATCTCCGTGCTCATTGGGATGTTTAAACACACCCCATGTAGTACAGGCGGAGTAGTCAGCACGGTTACCTTTTTCAAATGCGGTATCCCATGATTGGATCAGATATTCACATGCGGGAGGTGTATCTTCCTCCCAAATGCGCCATTGATCCCGTTTAATGATTGCGCCTTCTTCTGAGGTTGGGTTTTGTTGGTATTGAGCTTCCCATTTAGCCACTGGAAGCTCGGCTCGTAGAGCCTCAAGTGCCTCTTTCTTCCAGAATCCGGGCCATAGCGGGGTTCCTGAGGGCAAAATAGCGGGAAAATCTATAACTTCCCACGTATCTACGCCTTCTTTTCCTGAGTTTTTGACAATCTGACCGGTTAAATCCCGTTTAGACCAGCGTGTCATCACAATAATGATCGCCCCGCCCGGCTGTAGACGCTGCCTAGGACCTGATGTGTACCATTCATAGACGTTGTCATACACCGCAGGGTTACCTTGTTTGGCTTCCTGCTCAGAATGCGGATCGTCAATGATCAAAAGATCAGCACCCTTACCCGTTACCGCACCTCCGACACCGATAGCAAAGTAGTCACCACCCACTTCAGTGTTCCACCTGCCGGCAGCTTTTGAATCCGAGGACAGTTTGGTATCAAACACCTTACTGTAGTTCTCTGACCCAACCAGATTCCTAACCTTACGTCCAAACCCGACAGCCAATTCGGCTGTGTGCGCTGTTTGGATGATCTTCTTATGTGGAAACTTACCCAAGAACCACGCCGGCAACAGGTAAGAAGCAAACTCCGACTTAGTGTGGCGGGGAGGCATGTTAATGATGAGCCTCTTTAACTCACCTCTAGCAACTCTCTCAAATGCGTTTGCCATGATCTGGTGGTGTTTACCAGAAATAAAAATAGGCCACATCTGGGACACAAAGTAAATAAAAGATTCCCGGCACCGGTGGACACGGTCATGCTCAAGAATACGGAATATCTTTCTACGTTCAGCTTCTGACACAGAATCCACAATCTGGACATAGTCCTCAATCTCTTCCTGTGTAAGAAGAACGTGATTCACAGCGCAGCCATCTCTCTAGCTGACTTATCCACAAGCCTAATAGCGTGGAACTTGTAAGGCTTGGTCTCAATGAGACCCTCATCCTTTAAGTTATGAACAATGCGGTGGATGTTAGATTTGGACTTCAATCCCAGTCCTTTGGCTATAACCTCATAGGAAGGCGGTATCCCATGAATCCTCATGTAAGCTTTTATGAAATCCAAAACTAACTGGCTGCGTTCTGTCACTTGATACTTAAAACCTTTAACTTGATACTTAAGAAGTTGGTAACCGCTCACATAAAGCAGTGTGTTTTTAACTTCTGTATTTGCACAACAAAAAGATACGGCGCTAACCCGTATTCAGTTACCAACACGGCTGGAGACTGCTCTTGATAGGGCTAACTGAATCGAACAGTATTGCTTCAAGTAGCAGAGCCTTGCCCAACAATCTCCATGCGTGTTGATATGTATAGAAAATCCAAAAAACCATACATGTACGTAGTTTAAACGTAAATACGAACGTTCGCAAGCTGTTTAAACATTATTTTTTACGCTACAGAAGACACAGAAGAAACAGAAGACACTGAGTCTGTATTTTTAAAATATATATACCCCCACCCACTTACGTTTTGACCGACTACCGGGGGGTGTTTTACGTGCAACCGTGTACCAATGACGTGAGAACGTTCACAGGGGTAGGGGGACTGTAATTGTTGGAGTGGATTAGAGCGTATACGTGAGGGGGGGACCCAATGCGTGGCGCGGGGGGTCGGGGCACGGTGGGGTGAGCACGGTCAGCGTTTAAACAGCGGTGGACACCTTTGCGTTTACATCGGTGATAGTTCCCAACGACTGCACTGCACTAGGACGTTGACGTAGTAGACGTAAGTGCCCCGCTAGTTCACGTTTGAGTTGATCACTGCTGATCGTCACTTCCGCTTTGCTGTCAGCCTGTGTAAACAGTCCTGATGCCTTGCCCAGTAGTTCTAATGCTTTTAATTGACTACCCTCTTGTTTGGCACGTTTACTCAGTTCCAGTAATTGTTTGAGCACATATCGTTTCGTTCCCGCCACGTCATCGACTAGGTTTTCAGTGATGGTCTCCCACGCATCCTTTAGCACTTCCTGTACCTTAGGGTGTTTAAACAGTTTGTTGGCATTGGTGCTGATGACGTG